TCATTGTAAGATCGCTGGATGCCCACCAGTCGGTAGCTGCAATCAAACGGTCACGCTCTGCACGGAGTAGCTTCATAGGCTCTGCTGCGCGAAGTTCTGCTGCCTTTGCGTTGACGGTTGCCCAGTCAGTACCCCAGTCACTTGGGCTGCTGCTTTCAGTGGCTGAACCGTTAGCGTCTGCTCCGGTTACTTTACGGAACATCTCGTTGAACTCAGCCTCTGTAGTTGGCTCACCGCGCAACACCCATTCGGTGATGCCTAGTTCGGTTAGGGCTTCTGATATTGATGCCATTTTGTTTACTCCTGTTTATCCTGCGATTTCAAATACTGTTATTCCCGATTCATAACTACCGCCGCCGTCATTAAAATTAAGAGTTTCACTGGTGGCATCTCGGTTAGCAATTTGAATTTCATAACGGCGTTGGGTGGTTGAATTGTGAGATGTATCTTTCCATATTATAGGAACACTTTCGTGGAATTGGTTGTATTGCCGACCACCTCTGTTTAAGGAAGTTGTGGTAGTAGACTGATTGATTACCCTAAGGAAGTTGTGACCAGCACCATTCCGGTAAACGTGACCTTGCGCGTGAACTACGATTGTTGAACTGGCAGATAATGGAGTAAAATCCACATACACACCACTGTTAACAAATGTCTGCCCAGTCATGCTTACGGTTGCATTGCTAGTTGTGTTTGCAACCTGAACCACAGTACCCGCTGGCAACCCAGATGTTGCTACACCGTCATTTGTAATCTTACTTAGTGCCATCTAATTCTCCAAACAGGGATGACCCCTACGCTTATGCGTAAGGGCTATCACCAAGTACGTCTGAATCCCAAGCTGCCTTGAGTGCTGCAATGTCAGCAGCCGTATCAATTGCTGCGGCGGCAGGTGCGTCACGAAGGGCGTCCTTTGCCGATGCAATGTCGGTTGTGCTTGATCCGGCCTCAAGAGCTTTCATCAGTTCAACGTCTTTTGCTTCAAGCAGAGGCTTGCGTACTTCACGGATTTTATCCCGGAAGATTTCTTTTGCTTTGGTCATGTCCTCAGAGATTACGCTGCCTGCTGACAGGCTCCACGCACCACGGAAGTCACGGTTTGTTGGAACGGTAGCAGTTGACGCATCAATCTGATTACCGTCCTTGTCCACGATATAAGTTGTTACAGCCATTAGATTCTCCTATGCGGCTAATTCATCAGATATACGCCACGCATTGCGCCACGTTCTATTTTGCGGTAACTGCTCTTTCTTGCATATTACCATTTTCGGCTTGTTGCCGGTATCCCAATTAGTCCAGACGCCTTGCGGGCAATCTTTCATAATTAGGTATTCGATAGCTTCTTCTTCAGTCATTGCTGGCATAGGCTCTGTCTCATGCAATAAGAAACCACGAGTGTGCTTCTTGAAGTCAGGCTGTGCCTCGTCCTTTGCCAGTTCGTGATATACCCACACAGGTGGCAGGATGCCGCCCTGCAATGCACACGCCAGCCAATTTGGGTCAGGCACAAGTATCTTAGCGCAATCATCAACGCTGTCTTCATAGACTACACGATAGTCTGACTGCACCCCCTCTAGGTTTTCTTTTGCCCAGCAGAGGCGGTCAAATAGGTGTGTGCCTTTGAACTGTGGTGTCTGGGTCATAAAAAAATTCTCCTACCGGAATACCGAAATAAAAATACCTTGCACATCTGACAAACTGAAAGAAGGAACAAATGAAGTAACACCAAAATTACTGGTTGTTTTTGACCCGCTTGTTCCGTCAGAATTAACAGCTAAAAAAGGAAGTCCATCGGTTCCTAATGTAAAGTCACCAGTAGCAACAACAGAATAATCAGCATCTGACATTGCAGTTGTAAAATTCACCGTGTAATTACCTGTGCCGTTATCCGTAATACTGCTAGTTGAAAAACTTTCTCGAATTGCTACAGTGCCAGTGCCATTAAAATTAACCCACGCCTTTGCGCTACCATTCACCACATAAGACGTATCCAGAGAACCTGCGGTGCTGTGTTCGATTTGGTCTGCTATAATTTTTCCAGCCATTATGCGAGGTCTCCAAGTGTCACAACAAATGCGCTTGACGCATCATTAGGTGCTGCGCCGTGAGTGCAGAATATTTCAAAGTTACTGGCAGTAGGAGTAGAAGTTTCAGACATTGCACAATTGGCATTGTCATTATATCCACCACCATCTCTACTCATACCCACAATAACATAGTCTGCGGTTGACATAGAGTTCGTAGCAGACAACTCAGTTCTTCCAGTTCCATTGTCTTGAATAGAAGTAATTCCGAAACTGTCATTAACAGTCTGTGTGCCTACCATTTTCCACTTACACCACGACTTCGCCAGCCCCTGTTGCAACTGCATAGTCACCGCACCGCCTTCACTTGTCACTGTGATGTTACCAGCGGTTGTCTTGCCGGTGAGAGTATTTACTTTTATCTCACTCATGCTAGGTCTCCCGAAACGCTACCGTGATTGTAGCCTGTAGTCTGTGCATTAGCTGTAGTGTATTGTTCAGTATCAACTTGAGTTGTTGAAACACAACCCATCGCCAAGTTTCTATTAGAAGGGTTTGTTATAGTAGCACCACTAGCACTACCTGTTGGGGCATAAAAAGCATCAGTCATTGCAGAAGTAAGATTAAATGCAACTTCAGTTCCGCCATCTGTTAAAGAAGAAACATTAAAACTACCTTCTATCGCAGGGGTACTAGGGGTAGTGTTGAAGTTAACCCAAGCCTTCGCCGCACTCTGCTTCGTCAGCGTAACCGGACTGGTGCCATCGCTGGCTGTGATTGTGTCTGTGCGTAATTCACTCATGCTATCACCAAGTTACCGCCGGTTGTTACCGTCAGCGTTACCCCTGTCGCTACTGTTAGTGGGCCAGCAGCCAATGCGTTTTCGTCTGCGTCAATAGTCGTGTTCGTGTCTAGCTGTTGCTGATGCACACGGAAGATGTCACCACCACCTGTGTTAATCTCACCGTTCTCGCCTTTGAATGTGCCGCCGCCGCCGCCGCCGGTTGATGTCACAAGGGCTTTACCTTGAAAGTTTACATAGAAGTCATCAGTAGCAACAATGCTGCCTGTCATCGACAAGCTAGTGCCACTTACAGTATAGGCAACGGTAGGTTCCTGACGGACATTGTTTACGAAAATTTCTATCTCCGCAGCATTACTTACGGGATGGTCTAGCGTAAAAGACGTGCCAGTACCACCAGTCAAGTCCTGATAGGCCATTGCTGTGGTTTGTACTGCCGGTGATAACCCAAGGTATGCCATTGGCTAATCCTTATGTAATGTCTAGGTGGCTGAGAACAACGTCAGCAGATGACGCCGTGTCTGATGTGACCTTAATAATGTCTCCCGGCTCCATCACAACTTTCTGATCTCCGCCAACAACAACCAAGCTGCCGCCAACAGGGATTGGTGCGCCTTTTACAAGGTACACACTATCTTCTGCACCGCTTGTGCGCCCAGATGCGTCAAGCTGCACATCTACTGCAATCTGGCTAGTAACGATGTTGGAGATGCTCATGCCAATCACGGTAATCTCTGTTGATGCGCCGCAGGTCAGCACACTCGCCGCCACTGTGCCTATGGCCGTATCTGTCTCTGATAAAAATGCGTTTGCCATTTTCTTATCCTAACGCTATTGCAAATGCTAATGCTGATGGGTCTGTTTCTGTTACATCTTGAAATGACAACGTGCTTGATCCATTGGTCGTTAACACTTGCCCGCTAGTTCCGTCCGTTGATGGCAAAGTAAAAATTACATCGGAAGCCACTGTTGCAGGTGCCTGCAATTTAATGGAGTGGCTATCATCATCATCTTGAAACTTCAAAACATCAACGCCGCTAGTGCCAGCCGAAAATTCTTTTAGGTGGCTGGCAAGCTCTCGGATCGCATCGTTAACCTCAGAGGGCATCATAGCCTCGCTGGTGCGAACATCGCCAATCACCAGATTGTTCGCAGCAACCGCGTCATATTCTGTAATTTTGTCTCGTGCCATCTAAGCCTCCGCGCCGTAAAAGTCGCCCAAAGATAACGCACCGCTGGCCGGAACCGAAGTGTTCCCAGCTACAGTTATTGAGCTATTGTTGTAGCTGCTACCGCCAATGTAAACGGTCATAGCAGCCCATCCAGCAGAACCCCCTGTGCCAGTGACCCTTATAGTTTGACCGGCTGTCACGGACAGTGTGCCTGTGGCCGAAGCTGTAGAATTTCCTGCGGTTAGGCTGTGCGTTGCTACTTGGCTGCCGCCAACATAAAGAGTGTGCGTTGCGGTCTTTGATGCGTTTTGGATGTAGTACGCAACATAATAACTATAAGTGCCGGTCTTATTAACAGTAAAATTTCTGTCGAATGTAATTGTGCTGCCGTTATCGCCCCAAAGAGCTTGCGTATACAAACGGCTAAAGGTGTTTATTTGCGGGTTATAACCCCCAAATTGAGAGGTTCTAAGATTGGTTGAGTTGCTGCCACCAAGGTTAGATGCGGTAACAGCTTCCTGAGTTGTTGACGGCACAAGTGACCCACCGCTGTAAAACTCAGACAGCGAGTGTGGTTGAGTGTCTCCAAACTCTGTGCCTAAGTCGCTTAGGCTGATGGCTCCAGACGCTTGCAGGGTCATTAGATAGTTCCATAAGCTGTTACGTTGCCGATTACAGTCAGATCGCCAGTGCTAGAAAGCTTCATAGCGTCAGTGCCACTGTGGGTAAAAACCAAGTTGTCGCTGGCATCCATAGTGATAGTCCAATCGCCAAAGTTAACCGCACTGCCCCAACTTAGCACTCCTGCACCGTCAGTTTGCAAAACTTGATTTACTGATCCTGCGCCGTCTGGCAAAGTAAGAGTGGTGGTTGTGGTTACTGTTGCTGGAGCTTGAAGCTTGATAGAGGCGGTTCCGGCGTCATCCTGCAAGTTTAGTACGTCAATGCCGCTATTGCCGTCTGATACGTCTTTAAGATGAGCCATCTGCTCACGAATAGCATTATTGATGTCCGATGGCACCATCACACCTTCTGACAGGTTAATGCCGTCAATGTCGGTGTTAGAGGCAGCGGTTGCGCTGTACTCTGATATTTTGGTTTTTGCCATTATCTTCTCCTAAAGGCGTATGCCTATTTATATCACTATTCTTAATCACCTGCTAGTAGACCGCTTTGAGAAACGGCTGATGCACCCATAAGACTACCGACAATGTTTTTAGCCTGTTGCGAGTTTGGGTTCATGTTAGCAAGACGTATAACAGCATCAATACTGTCATCACTAGCAAGGGCTTTAGCTATGGTTCTGTAAGCTACCTCTGATGGCTTCTCTATAACGTCTGAGAGCAACCCAGCAGGTCTCGTAACCTCAGCACCAGTTATCCTTTTAACAGCACCGGCAACGGTACTAGGAACGTCAGGAGCAACTGGCTCAATAGAAGAAAACTTAGGCACCTCTGTTGTGCGGCCTAAAACATCAAGCATATTATTGATACCAGTAACTAGCTGCTCTGGGTCTTGCTTCTTTGCGAGAGCAACACCACGCAAAAGCTCATTCATATTGGCTTCTCCGCGCCCAGTTTTTCTTAAAGCAGCCTCTACTTTTTCGCCTGACTTTGCCTTGCTCAAAGCCTTATCTGCTTCTGACTCCATAAGAAACTTTACAATCTTAGGGAATGTTTTAGGGTTTTGCTTGTTCATTGCTTTTGCAATTTTCTTAATATCTTCTGGCCCTACAAGGTCTGGGTTAGATATTAGGTTTGCCACACGATTTGCTGTAACACCTTCCTGAGCCATACTTCTTATTCCTGTGGCGTCAAAATCATTCATAATTGTGTTACTAAATTTTGCATATGCTGCCTTACCTGCACGAAACTCAGGCACATCTTCCAGTATTTTCTTTAAGTCTGTGACAAGAGGCCCAATGGTGCCGCCAACAGCTTTCTTATTAGCGTCTACATATGCCTGCATTTCTGAGCGAACTTGCTCTAAGTTTCTGGCAGTAACGCTAACATCTTCCGGAGTATCCAGAAGCGTCTTGAACTTCTTGGCAGCCTTTTGAATTTTACCGCCCTTTGGGGCAGATGCAGCTTCAGACTCGATAGACTCGATAATGCTGTTTATTCTTGATTTTTCATCAGGAACAAGAGCCTCAGAAAGTTTGCCGTAACCGGCTCTATTAGCAAAATTTGTTCTTGCTTTTTCAACCCTTCGTATCGCTTCTGAAGCTGTTTTTTGCGCTTCCATAGCCATACCAGTAGGACGAATAGGAGCTTCATCAACTTCAAGCAAACCACGGCGAGTGGCTTCTGCTATTTCTTTCTGACGGCCAGATAATCGTGGCTCAAGAATAGCGCGACCTGCCTGTGACCTTGCAACATCCGCTGCTAAAGTACGAAGTTTCGGGGCATCTAATGTTTCTGCTGCTGTCAAAGGAACGCCTATTCGTTTAGCTTGAGCTTCCAATGTTTTGCCATCTTTAATTTTGGCATCTTGCAAAGCTTCACGCATCATACGAGCCGCAGCAGCAGGTCTTGTTCTTGCCTGTATAAGCGACTGCGCTACAGCCTGTGCGCCGCCTGCAACACCGCCAATAGCCTCTGAATCAGTAGCCTCTGTAAAGCCAGCAGCAGTCAAACCAGCAGGCGCACCAATGCGTAACGGTGCGCTTTGAAGAGCTTGTCTTGCTAGTGACGGCCCAGCAACTTTAGGAAGGTCTTGTGCAACATCACGACCAGCAGTGCGTAAAACTTGCTTAGTCAATTCTTTGCCTGCGCCGACAACAGGCCCACCACCCATCATAGCTGCGGCAAATTCAACTGGTGTTTTTACCATTCTACCAGTAGTTGTCTTAGGCTCGTAAGTAGCACCCAATGCTCTAGGTATTGCCATTTCAGTGTATTGCTTTGTTGTTGGAAACACAGAGCGTGGGTCAACATCGTAGCCCATAGCCCCGCCAACCTGCCTTGCTAGAGTTTCTACATCACCGAATACACCGGGAATAGCTGACAAGCCTGTAAAAAAACCAGACTGACCAGAATAAGCCGCATCTCTTAGAGAACGCAGGATATTTTGCCCTACACTTGTTGTTTCTGGCTTTGGTGCTTTGTCTTTATCATCTGTAATGGTTTTAGGCACATCAGGAGAAAAAGTGCCAAGAGCTTCATCAAGAAGCATTTTTGAATAATCTGTAGCCATTAGCCAAAAATCTCCTTAACTCTAATTGCAGCTTCTTTTACTGCTGCTTCAGCATCCATACCGCCTTCTATTAATTCTTTCTCTATTTCGGCACCTTTTTTGTTAATGATACGAGGCATATCGTTAAGACGAATAGTTTTTCCGTTCATCTTAAATTGAGCGTCTGTTTCAAAATCAGCATCAAGAGTTTCAGATTCACGCTGCTTATAGTCGTAAGATACGTCTATTCCCTCACTAAGAAAATACTTTGCTCGTTGCTCTGCTCTCTTAACTTTGTTGATAGCGTTTCTTAGTTTTTCTTGGAACACAGCAGGAGAGTCGCCATCAAAAATACCTTGGCCGGGCTGTGGCAATGCCAATGAAAGTCTTTCAGCTTCTTTAACTGACATTTGTGCGCCAGTAATATCTCTAATGTATTGGTTGACCGCCTCAATAGCGTTCTGCTTAAACCTAGCAAATTCTTTTAGGTCTTCTTGTTCAGCCGGTGTTGCCACGCCAAATTTATCTTTTCCAGCCAACCAAACTTGATTTATTCTTTCCGGAACCTGTAAATACTTTTCATCAAAAGTTTCGTTAATATCAAGAAGCAAATCCTGAGTGCCTACAGACTTTACTATATTGTCTTGCTGCTCTTTTATCTGCTGCTTGACCAATGACATATTAGGTTCGCCATCTTTGCCAATAGTGACGCTTACATCTGTGCCACCCTTTTTCTTTGCAAGCTGTTCCTTAACAAAATTAATAAGGTCTTGCCCTTTAAGGCCTAATCTTTCACCTCCAGCAAATAATTCATCTATGTCTGTACGTTCTTGAGCTAATGTTCTGCGCTCTTCAAGACCAAATTTTTTAGCTTCTTGTTCGCGCTTATACTTCTCTTGTTCAGCGGCTAGTTCAGCAGCAGCTTTCTTCTCAGCAATAGCAGCTTTCCGCTCTTCAGCCGTAGCGTATGCCTTACGAGCCTCACCTAAAGACGCACCAAGGATTTGCCCAAAAGTCATAGGCTTATCTTGATACCCGCCTAGCTGTGACATAGTTGACCCGAAAGCACCTAATGCAGCAGAACCCGGTGTGCCGCGTCCGGGCAGCATAGAACCAAGCCCAGAAGCCGCTGTGGCGGGCTTTACAATCCTTGCCTGCGGTATACCAATATCTGGCTTTGGTGACGCTCCTAGAGCCATTAAAGCGCGTTGACGAGCGTTTTCCACCACAGAGCCGGGTGTTTGCTGTACTGCTTGTTGTGGGGCTTGACCAGTTCTAGCATCGGCTTCCAAAAAAGCAGAAATTGCTGGTTTACGAGTAGCACCAGAAAGAGCCATTCGTCTTAGATTTAGAAGGTCTCTAGTGTCCATCAAGCTCTCCTATGCGCCAAGTAGGCCAAGGTCGCTAGCAAGACCAAGGCCCTGCGTAGCCATACCAAGGAAGTCTGCTGTCGGGTTTCTAAACTGCGGCGTAATTGTCTCACTGCCAACAGTACCACCAGCAACCGTAGCCATATAATCACGCAGCTTCTGCTGCTGACGGTTTTGCTCAAACTGGAAGCGTTCGATATCTGCTGCAAGCTCTGCCTGTGACTGCGCCTCTCTTGCACCGCCGACACGCGCTAGGCTCATTAGATCAGCCATACCAAACTCACGAGCTTGCGGAGCCTGTGCTATTGCCGCTTGCTGTGCTTGCAATGCCATTGGTGCCAATGCTTGACCAAGTGCTGCCTGCTGATAACCAGAGCCGTAACGACCCGCTTTTGATGCCTGTGCTTGCACTTGCTCAACAACAGGACGAAAAGCAGCAGACTGTAGCGGGTTAGTACCCATTAGGTTCTGCATTACAACATCTTGTGTGGCTTTGATGAAGGGGCTGCCGTTAATAGCTTGCTGACGAATGCCGGACAAAGCCATCTCTGACTCTGGCGAAAACCCTACGGTTGTCTGACCGGGGTAATACTGAGGTTGTGCAGAGCTATATAAATCCTTTGCTTCGGAAAGACCGTACTCAAGGAATGGCTTTGCATACTCTGGTGGGTTTACCATCGTATTGATTGTTCTTGTGCTGCCACCGCCACCTTTGCTCATCTTATATTTCCTTTATCAGTACAGTTGACGCTGCGTTATAATCTTTTAGCTGGCGTTCCCAGCCCTTGCGCCCGATGATTTCCATTGC